AGCATTGGACGAATGTGTTCCCTTGTTCACCCCAGGTAAAGCAAAGATAGCAAAGCTACCACTCAAGGATGCCAATGAGTGTCTCGTGAAGGGTAGAAACTCAGAGATTATCGATGCTATCTGGGGTGCAAAAGTCTTCCGTCCTGATGGGATTGTAGATGGTAGAGATTTATGGGACTTGATCTCCAATGAAGACTCAAGGGAAGCATGTGATTATCCTTATAGTGGTCTCAATGATATGACCAAGGGATGTAGGAGAGGTGAGATAGTTACGATTACCGCAGGGTCAGGGATTGGGAAGTCCTTGATATGTAGGGAGATAGCTTACCACTTCATGCTTCAAGATAAGAAGGTAGGTTACATTGCCTTAGAAGAATCTAACAAACGGAGTGCCTTAGGGTTTGTTGGATTGTACTTGAACAAACCAGTTCACCTCAATGAGAAGGTAGATCAAGAGGAACTAAAGGAAGGGTTTGATAATACCTTAGGCACAGGGAACTTATACTTCTATGACCATTGGGGTTCCACTCAAATTGAGAACCTCTTAGGTAAGATCAAGTACATGGTTAGGGCACTCGGTTGTGAGTACATCATCCTCGATCATATATCTATTGTGATCTCAGGTATCGAAGGTGGTGATGAACGTAGGATGATCGATGTTGCCATGACTAAACTCAGATCCCTATGTGAAGAAGTCCAGTGTGGTTTGATACTCGTGTCTCACTTACGTAGACCGAGTGGTGATAAAGGACATGAAGAAGGAGTCAAGACTAGTCTCTCTCAACTACGTGGGTCACATGCAATAGCACAACTGAGTGATCAAGTGTTCGGTTGTGAGAGAGATCAGCAAGGAGACAATCCTGATAGGACTACATTACGTGTCTTGAAGAACCGATGGACAGGTGAAACAGGTATAGCTACTCATCTCTTCTACTCCAAGGAGACAGGGAGATTGAGTGAAACCCAACTCACCGAGGAAGAAGAGAATGATCAGGACTTTTGATATCACACTCGCTGTGTTCATAGTGTTCTTCATGTGTGTACTAAGTTCTCTTCTCCTAAATATTTATTTAGTAAGAGAGATGAAGTACATGTCCTCTAACATAAGGTATGGTCATGATTTGATTAACACCTTAGGTTTAAAAATTGAGTTACTCCATAGAGAGAACGTATGCGACAACCACCGAAGCAAGTCTATGTAGACATTGAAACAGATGGACTCTTGGATGAAGTAACCAAGGTTCACTGTTTAGTTTATTCATGTGATGGAGAGGTAACTGTTGTCACTGGTGATGACATAAGGGACTCACTCTCGTTTCTTAAGGATCAACATCTTATTGGGCATAACCTCTTAGGGTTTGACTTCCGTGTCCTAGATAAACTCTATGGGTTTTGTCCTACTTCATACACCGACACCTTGATCCTATCGAGACTCACGTTCCCAGACTTGAGAGCAAAAGACTTCGATGCACGAGCAATGGACTCAAAGATGTATGGGTCACATGCACTCAAGGCATGGGGTCATCGACTCTCATTCTTCAAGGGTGACTATGGTGAACAAGAAGGAGCATGGGATCACTTAAGTGATGAGATGATTGAGTACTGTAAACGTGATGTATCTCTCACTGAGAAACTTCATGGTCACCTGACTAGTCATCACAAACACTATAGTCCTGACTCCTTAGAACTTGAGCATAGCGTATCCAAGATATGTTATGAGCAAGAGAACTTCGGGTTCCCCTTCGATGTTTCTAAGGCATTAGAACTATACAAAGAACTCACAGATCGTAATGTACAACTCAACAAAGATTTAGTTGAGGCATTTGGTTCGTGGGTTGTAGATGAAGGGGAGAGAAAGAAAGGACTCTACCATAAAATAAAGATCGTAGAGTTCAACCCTAACTCTCGGCAACATATAGCCAAGAGACTTAAGGATATACACGGATGGAAACCAAAGGAGTTTACTCCTAGTGGTGAACCAAAGATAGATGAGAAGGTACTCGGTAAACTTAAGTATCCTGAAGCGGAACTAATGAGTGAGTACCTAATGATCTCTAAACGATTAGGACAACTAGCAGAAGGTAACGAAGCATGGTTGAAACTAGAGAAAGATGGGAGACTGCATGGGTCAGTTAACTGTATGGGGTCAGTCACAAGTCGTTGCTCTCATACGCATCCGAACCTCGCTCAAGTTCCGAGCACTAAAGCACCCTTTGGGAAGCAGTGTCGAGAACTTTTTACGACAGATCCAGGATTTTCCCTTCTGGGTGTTGATGTCTCTGGTCTTGAACTGCGGTGCTTGGCTCATTATATGGCTCGGTATGACGATGGTGCATACGGCAAGATCTTACTTGAGGGTGATATTCATACTGCCAATCAAGAAGCTGCTGGACTTGCTACAAGAGACCAAGCGAAAACTTATGTATATGGGTTCTTGTATGGCGCAGGAGACCAGAAAATCGGTCAGATCATTGGTAAAGGGGCAACGGAAGGTAAACGATTAAAGGAAAAGTTCCTAAAGAAAATACCTGCGTTGAGGAAACTACGTGAACAAGTCCAAGATAAAGCAAACAAACATGGGTTTGTACGTGGGTTAGATGGTAGGAGAGTTCCTGTTCGATCCGCACATGCAGCACTCAATACATTACTACAGAGTGCAGGTGCAATAATATGTAAACGATGGGTCGTATTGCTACACGATATGTTGGAAGCAGAAGGATACTCTTACGGACATGACTATGCACAGGTGGCATTTGTGCATGATGAAGTACAACTCATGGTAAAGGACGAGCATGTCGATAGTATCGGACGAATCGCAGTTCACGCAATTGAGCTTTCTGGAGAGTATTACGGATTCAGAATCCCACTCACAGGAGAGTATAGAGGAGGAAGAAATTGGGCAGATACCCACTAATATACATAGAGGTAAACTATTTTTAGGACAAGCAGGAGAACATCTAGTTTGCTACTTATTTGGTATGTGGCAATACAATGTACTTCAACCTGTTCATGCTCATAGTGTTTATGATTTAGTGGTTGAGAGAGATGGTACATTTAAAAAACTTCAGGTTAAAACTAAACCGATTGGTGAATCAAAAAAAGTTAATTTACATAAAAACTTAAACTACCACGGAGATAGGAAAGAAATTGAATACTATGAAGAAAAAGATTTTGACTATCTTTGTGCCTGTAAGTTTCCACATGTGTACGTAATTCCGTTCAGGAAAATTAAACAGAGAACATGTGTAACTTTCTCTCAATACCCTGAATACAAATACGATCTCAACAATCCTCAAACCTACGAGTACCGACCAACAATATGACTACTCAACTCCTCATCGATGCAGACATAGCAATATACAAAGCTACTACTGCAAATGAAGTACCTATTAATTGGGATGGTGACTTATGGTCTCTCCATTGTGACATGGCGAAAGTCAAGTGTGACATAGATGACTATGTTAATAACATTAAAGAGAAGACTAATGCCACTAAAGTAACGATGTGTATATCACATCAGAATAACTTTAGAAAACTCATTAACCCTAAGTATAAACTTAATAGAAAAGCTACGAGGAAACCAGTTTGTTTTGTACCTGCTAAGAAGTACGTAATGGAAACTTACGAGTACGAAATCCAACCTTGGTTAGAGGCAGATGATGTCATAGGAATCTTAGCTACATACGATAATGGTAACGAGAAGATAGTAGTTAGTGAAGACAAAGACTTATTAACAATTCCAGGTAACCATTGGGATATAAAGAACCAAGTGTTATGGGAACAAGATGAGCACACTGCTAACTATCTTTTCTATAAGCAAACATTAACTGGTGACACAGTTGATAACTACCAAGGTTGTCCAGGCATCGGCCCAAAAAAGGCGGAAAAAATTTTGGGAGAATGTGAAGACTTTGGTTTTGATCCTAAGCACATTTGGAATGCTATTACTTCTGCTTACAAGAACGCAGGATTAGATGAAGATGATGCGTTAATTAATGCGAGGATGGCAAGGATACTTAGGCATGGTGAATATGTAATGGGTGAACCTATCTATTGGAGTCCAGAGAATGAGTATATTAAATAGTGATGAGTTTGAAAAACCTAAACATTATACAGCAGGGTTTGGAATCGAGCCACTCGATTACATTATACAAAACGAGATGGATTTTTTAGAGGGCAACATCATTAAGTATGTATCCAGATACCCACATAAAGGGGGTATAAGAGACCTCATGAAAGCACAGGTGTACTTGAATAGATTAATCGAAAGAGAAAGTAATAATGAGTAACTTACCTACGCAGTACCAAGAATACATTCACTTATCACGATACTCTAGATGGGACTATGAACAAAAAAGGAGAGAGACTTGGGAAGAAACAGTGGGAAGGTATTTTGATTTTTTTATTACCCATCTTAGGAACCATAGTGGTTATGCTATTGATGTTACTACTTTAGAAGAACTAGAGAAAGCAGTACTTAACTTAGAAGTCATGCCTAGTATGCGGTGTTTAATGACTGCTGGTCCTGCTTTAGAAAAGGAAAACATTGCAGGATATAATTGTTCATACTTACCAATTGATTCTCTTAGGTCTTTTGATGAGTTGTTGTACATACTTATGAATGGAACTGGAGTGGGTTATTCAGTCGAAGAGAAGTACACATCTCAGTTACCTATGGTACCTAATGAGTTACATCCTACTGATACTCGCATCGATGTACGTGATAGTAAACTAGGGTGGGCTAAAGCATTCCGTGAGTTAATTAGTTTACTCTACGCAGGATTAATTCCTACTTGGGACTTAAGTAAAATCCGTAAGGCAGGAGCAGTACTTAAAACTTTTGGTGGGAGAGCAAGTGGACCTGATCCCCTTAACAAATTATTTCTTTATACTTGTAAGATATTTGAAAATGCAAAAGGACGAAAGCTCAGACCAATTGAATGTCACGACATTGTTACAAAAACAGCAGAAGTCGTGGTGGTTGGTGGTGTTCGTAGGTCTGCTCTTATTTCTCTCAGTGATCTTGGCGATGAGCAAATGCGACAAGCCAAGTCAGGAGCATGGTGGGAAGACTATGCCCATAGATCCCTCGCAAATAATTCAGCCAACTATCACTCCAAACCAGACACAGGGACTTTCCTTAAAGAATGGGCTTCCCTCTATGAGTCGAAGTCAGGAGAACGTGGTATCTACTCTGCGTTCAATGCAAGAAAACAAGTCGAGCGATTTGATTATCGAGAACCTAGAGATGACTTCGGGACGAATCCATGTTCTGAAATCATTCTAAGACCTCGTGAATTTTGTAACCTTTCTGAAGTAGTTATCCGAGAGGGAGACAAGGAAAAGGATCTCTTAAGGAAGGTTGAGTACGCTACTATCTTAGGTACATGGCAGAGTACATTAACAAACTTTAAGTACATCCCTAAGAAGTGGAAAGAAAACTGTGAGGAAGAGAGGTTACTCGGTGTGTCATTAACAGGGATAATGGATAACAAACTAACGAGTAATCCAGATCCTAAATTACTTAACAAGATGAGAGACTATGCTAGAGAAGTAAATGAAAAATGGGCCGATACTCTCAAGATTCCAAAGAGTGCTTCAATCAGTTGTATCAAACCTTCGGGTACAGTTTCACAACTTTGCGATTCTGCTAGTGGCATACACTCTCGTCATAGTGATTACTACATACGCACTGTACGAGGGGATAACAAAGACCCTATTACGCAGATGATGAAAGACCAAGGGGTACCTAACGAACCAGATGTGATGAAAGCAGACACAACTACTGTGTTCTCATTCCCTATTAAATCTCCAGAGAATAGTATTAAGAGAGATGATATGAGTGCATTGGAGCAGTTAGAAATGTGGAAGGTTTACCAAGAGCATTGGTGTGAACACAAACCCTCGGTAACTATTTCAGTTAAAGAGGACGAGTGGACTTCAGTAGGAGCATGGGTTTACGACAACTTTGACTCCGTTAGTGGTATATCTTTCTTACCACATTCGGATCATGTTTATAAACAAGCACCCTACCAAGAGTGTACTAAAGAAGAACACGATGCCTTATTGGAAAAAATGCCACAGTTAGAGTGGGATAACTTATCTTCTTATGAGCAAGAAGATTACACAACTTCATCGCAAGAACTCGCATGTACGGGTAATTCTTGTGAAATTATCTAATGGACATAGTTAGGAAGAAATGCCTTTTACAATCGGTGAAACAATTTCAAAAGAACTTGTAGACAAGTTAAAAGAAAAGTACCCCAATCAACTACCGAGCACCATAGTAGAGAAAGAACAGTTGGCTTATACTTTAGGTCAACAATCGGTAGTCAACTATATAGAAGATTTATACGAGAATCATGTGCGGTCCAGCAGCTAGTCCACCATCTATGCCTACTATTGTAGCACCTCCCCAGATGCCTTCACCTACTTTAACTAAAAGAAAGGTGGAGACACCAGTGCTAAGTACAAATGTCAGAGGTGAAGACATGACTCCTAGTGAAAAACTTAAAGGTATTAAATCTGGATTCTCACAATTCAGAGTGAAGAGTCCCTTAAAAATAAAATAAATTATGTTTAGTGACGTATCCGTACACCCTATTGATTCACATGAGGTGTATAAAGAGGTTATGGAAGCAGCGATTGCGGATGGTCATGGGCCTTATATGCCCACACATTACGTTATGAAAAACGGAATAGTAATAGGTGCATTTAGTACTCAGAGTCCAACAGTTCATTGGTGGATGAGTGAGAAACACGCATCGAGAAAAGATTCATTATTAGCATTTCAATCGTTAGACACCCTAATGACTAATTTAAATTGTTCGGAGTACTTAATACCCTGCGAACCTGAATCTCCTTACTATGAATTAATGAACAAAAGATTACCTGATGCCCACGAAGGAACTACTGGTGGACATTGGAAACTATTTAGAAGGAAATTATGATATGGGTGGAGCAGCAAAAGCAGTAGGTAAAGCAGCCGACTACACGGCTCAAAGAGTCTCAGGTGGTGATAGTAAACATTATGAAAACATGGGAGCAGCAGGGGATGATTCTGCTCATCAAGCGTATGAACATCTAAAGCGTGGTCCTGGTGAAGAAAACGCAGTAAAGGTGGGATTTGATATGCTTATGCACCCTGTAAATGAGGTGCTAAATTTTGTATCAAATGATCCTAGAGGACACAACCAAAAGTTAGCAAAAGAAAAAGAAGCAAAAGCTCAAGCAGAAGCTATGGCTAATAGAACTACTGGTGCTTTTGCTCAAGACGATAAGAAAAAGAAAAAGAAAAAAGGTTTACTCGCTATGAATACACCATCTGCTAAAGCATCTAGGTTTAGGAGTGGTAAGCGTAGATTCCGTGTGAAACCTGGAAGTGGAACAGGAGTTAATGTTGGTGGATCTTCTGGTAGTGCATCTGTAGGAACAAGTTAATAAACAAACATGGTAGATAAAATAGAAGTTAGCGATGACCAGAGTTACCCTACTGGTACAATAAAAGGTAGGTACACTACTTGTTACGCAGAGAGACAACCATTCTTAGAACGTGCTAGGGAAGCAGCAGAGATTACTATTCCGTCACTTCTACCTCGTGAGGGTCACACTGGTGCTAACTTCTTTTCTCAACCTTTCCAGAGTGTAGGTGCTAGAGGAGTAAACAACCTAGCATCGAAGTTACTCTTAGCACTCTTACCTCCTAACTCACCCTTTTTCAGGTTAACAATAGATGACTTTGATTTACAAAACCTAGTAGGTCCAAACCAGAGAGGTGCAGTAGAAGAAGGTTTAGCACGTATTGAACGCTCTGCGATGCAAGAGATCGAAGCGAGGGCAATACGAGTGCCTGTCTTTGAAGCATTGAAACACCTAATAGTCACAGGGAATGCTCTCGTGTACATGCCTAAAGAAGGTGGTATGCGTGTGTTTCGCTTGGATCGTTATGTGGTCAAGCGTGATGCAATGGGGAATGTTCAAGAGATCATTACTGTAGAATCTCTTAGTCCTTTAATGTTACCTGAGGAGGTAAGATCACAAATCACTACACCCAATTCCGATTACGGACAAAAGAATTACGATCTTTACACTTGTGTCAAGAAGACAGAATCAGGATGGGAAGTAAGACAAGAGGTCGAAGGACAAGAAATCGAAAGTTCCTACGGCACATACAAGGAAGACAAGAATCCATTCATACCATTGAGATTCACGAGGATTGATTCAGAGGACTATGGACGAGGATTTGTAGAAGAGTATATTGGTGACCTCAAAAGTTTAGAAGCCTTAACTCGTTCTATTGTAGAGGGATCGGCTGCTGCTGCAAAGGTACTCTTCATGGTGAGACCTAATGGTACTACTAAACTTAGGTCACTCGCAGAGTCACCCAATGGTGCCATTGTACAAGGGTCAGGTGAGGATGTCTCAGTATTACAAGTAAATAAGTTTAATGATTTTAGAGTAGCACAAGAGGTAGCGAGGCAGATACAAGAACGGATCTCATTTGCCTTCTTACTCAACTCCGCAGTACAGAGACAAGCGGAGAGGGTAACCGCAGAGGAAATTAGATTCGCTGCCCAGGAATTAGAGATGGCGTTAGGTGGTGTCTATTCCGTGTTATCACAAGAGTTCCAAGTACCCTTGGTTACTCTCCTATTAAGTAGATTAGAAGAACAAAAGAAGATGCCTAAGTTTCCTAAGGACTCACTCAAACCTGAGATTGTCACAGGTATCGAGGCATTAGGTAGAGGACAAGACTTAAACAAGTTAGGTACTTTCCTTCAATACCTCCAACCCTTAGGACCACAGGTCTTAACACAGGAGTTAAATGTACCTGATTATCTTGATCGTCTTGGTGCATCTCTTGGCATTGATACTGACGGACTCATTAAGTCACAGGAACAAAAGCAACAAGAGATGATGCAAGCACAGCAAGCACAACAACAACAAGCACAATCACAGATGATGGGCAAGGTAGTCGAAGGTGCCGTTAAAAACCCTGAAGTGGTGAAGCAAGTAGCCGATGGTATTAAACAACAAGGACAACAGTAATGAATAAAGAAATGTTAAAGAGGGCGAGAGAAACCTCTGACAAGTTAAGCCCACTTAAGCCTTTAAGAATGTTACGAGAACAGGCTAAGAAAATTAAAGCTACTGGTAACAAAAAGAATACCTATAGGGAAACTATGGGTTTAGATGATTTTAAAGCTGCATTTGCTAGAGCAAAAAAAGCAGGTAAAAAAACTTTTGAGTTTAAAGGTAAAAAGTTTACTACTAAAACTAGAGATGAAGCAGTGAGTGCCTTTCAAAAATTAATTGCTAGACACGGATCATCACCAGAACAGGTAGAAAAATCAGCTAGAGAAATTCGTGTATCACATGGAATTCCACATCCTAAAAAGAAGAAAAAGTAAAGTGGACTTAACAGAAAGAACACTTCGATTACTTCCAATTAAGGAAGAAAAAAAACAAGAAGAACCCGAAGAAGAGTAGAGAATTAATATGGATGCAATTCAAACTCATAGCCCAGAAGAACACGATACTACTGTAGAGAATGCAGAGCATGTGCAGGAGATGCTCGAAAAAGTAGAAGGTGTTCAATCGTCAAGTGATGATCGGCCCGAATGGTTACCTGAAAAGTTTGGTTCCGCTGAGGAACTAGCTGAAGCATATCAAAACTTGGAGCAAGAGTTCCACACAAGAAACCAAGAGGAACCACAAGAGTATGCTCAGGAACCACAAGAAGTCGAAGAGTATGAAGAAGGAGATGAAGTAACCTCAAACAACATAGATAGTTTCCTAGAAGGTTATGGTTTAGATTATCAGAAGTTTGAGGAAGAGTTTAACAATACTGGTGGACTCTCTGATGCAGCTTATAAGGCATTAGACGAAGCAGGGATACCATCAGAATTGGTAGATAACTATTTGGAAGGTCAGATGGCTATGGCTGAACAAATAGAATCTAATGTGTATGAGGCGGTTGGTGGTCAGGAAAACTATAATTTGATGACAGAGTGGGCTTCAGATAATTTAGATCAATATGAGATAGAAGCTTTTAATCACATGATGGAATCCGCAGACACTAACCAAATCAACTTTGCTATCCAAGGTTTA